ACTTAAACCATTTAATGAAAAGTATGGTGTTTATTTTACTATTAGAGAAATATTAGGTGATGTAAATAATTTGCCTACTATTACTTCAATAGCAACTATCCACGATATAGATGGTGTACAAGAAATTGAAGCTACTGCAATAGTAGGAGTAGATTTAGCACAAAAAGGTATGCAGATTCCACAAGCTTTTGGTTCAGCCTCTAGTTATGGTAAAAAGTATGCTTTAGGTAACTTACTACTTATTGACGATACACAAGATGCAGATGCTACTAATACACACGGAAAAGAAAATAGCAAACCAGTTGCAGAAGTTACAGAAAAAGAGTTATCTTGGCTAAATAAAAATACACCACAATTTACACAAGCTATTGAATACTTAAAGAAAGGTGGTAAGTTAGAAACTATAGAATCTAAATATAAACTATCAAAATCAGTAAAAGACGAATTATTAAAAATTAAATAAATAAATAACAATTAAATTAAAAATTATGAGTTCATTATTAAACATTGGAATTAAACAACAAGATGGTAGCTATAAAAACTATACACTATCTTTAAACGATGAAACAAACGGATATGGTCAAAATGTTTCTGTTTGGGAATCACAAACTAAAGAACAACAAACTGCAAAAGAACAAAGAAACTTTGTAGGTAATGGTAAAGTAGTTTGGACTGATGGGAATGTAAAAGTAGCTGATAAAGTAGTTACTAATACAGACCACAATAAAGTTAGAGATATCAAAGTAAATGCTGCAGAAGTAGTTGCTGATTTACCATTTTAATTTATCAAGGGTAGTGTAAAAGCTACCCTTTTTTTAAACAAACAAAAAACTATGTTAGCAAAACTTATAGATATACAAAAAAACATTTTAGATGTTAAATACGGCAGGGTAAAAGAAGGGCTTAAAATAAACATACCAGAGTTTGACGAACATATTAGATTTAAACCTGCTAACTTTAATGTTATTATAGGACACGCTAATGTCGGAAAAACAACTGTTATTCTTTACTTAATGACTATGTACACAATAAAGCATAATATTAAGTGGTTAATATTTTCAAGTGAAAACACTTCAACTTCAGTAGCTAGAAAAATACTAGAATTTGCTAGAAATAAAGCTATACAGCAAATGACTGATGATGAAATAGAATATGGTTTAAGCTGGGTATTACAGCACTTTAAAATAATCGATGTAGATAAACTATATACTTACAAAGATTTGCTTAAAGAAGCTAAAGAAATACACAATGAATGGCATTATGATGCTTTACTTATTGATCCTTACAACTCACTTGCAAAAGATAGAGATTTAATGAAAAATGTAGGTAGCCACGAATATGATTACCAAGTATCTAGTGAAATGCGTTTATTTTGTAAAGAAAATCAAATATCTATTTGGTTAAATACTCACGCTGTTACAGAAGCTTTAAGAAGAACACACCAAAAAGAACACGAATACAATGGTTTGCCTGTGCCACCAAATATGGCAGATGTTGAGGGTGGAGGTAAGTGGGGTAATAGAGCAGACGATGTATTTACTATTCACAGATATACACAGCATCCAACTGACTGGATGATTAGCGAAATACATATTAGAAAAGTTAAAGAAGTAGAAACAGGTGGTAGACCTACTTCTATAGATTCACCTATTAAATTAAGAATGATGCCTAACAATATTGGTTTTACTTATGCAGGTGTAAATCTACTACAGGCAAAAAATATTAAAGGATTGGACTTTTAGTTATCTACTTATTAAAAATTAATTAATACATTTGAACAATGGAAAAAATAACAATAAAAAATCATATTTCTGATTTAAAAACCACTACTGCAAAGATGCTAGTTTATAATTCTGATAATTCAGAGCTACTTGCTTACTTTAAAGATATTACTTTTAAGTTAGAAATGATAGAGAAGTTAATTGATATTGAAGATAGTTTAGATTTTGGAGTTATTGAACAAGCATTTAAAACTATTTTAAAACAAGATTCCGAACTAACTAATGTAGAAATTAACATACAAGTTAAACCAGCATTAAGAGAAACAAAAATAGGTAAAATAAAAGCTAAACTTTTTAATTATGATATCGCTTATTAGTATTTTAATATTAACACTTATAACTTGGGCAGTTTACTCAGGCAAAGAATTACAATTTGCAATTATACACGGCTTTATGGTAGGTTTTTTGTATGATGTAGACCAAGAGGAAGAAGAAAAATACCACACAATACAGGTTTTATTAGGTATATTATCTATAAACATTTTATGGGAATCTTAGAACAGGTTGCAAAACACCACGATTATTTTGTAGAATTGGCTTCGGTATTTGATAGCGAATTTGCAGAAGATATCGTACAAGAATTTTACCTGTTGTTACATAAATATCAAGTAACAGAACAACAAATGTTTACTAATGGTAAATTGAATAGAGGTTATTGCTTTATTATTATAAGAAATATACACTTTCAAATTTACAATATTAAGAAACGAATAGTAAAATGCGAAATAAACGATGAGATTTATAATATGGTAGATGATTTTGATATAGAAAAAGAGTTAGAATGGAATAACTTTAGAACTAAAGCAGAATCAGAAGTAAATAACTGGGATTGGTACGATAAAAAGCTATTTTCTATTTATAGAGATTCTAACATAAGTATAAGAGGACTAGCAAAAGAAACGGGAATAAGTTTTGTAAGTATATTCCACTCACTAAAAAAGCATAAAGAAAAATTAAAAGAACTATTAAAAGAAGATTACGATAACTTAAAACTATAAATTATGGCAAAAAGAAAACCAAAAGGACTAGGTGACACTGTAGAGCAAATAACAACTGCTACAGGTATTAAAGCAGTAGTAGATGCTGTATCAAAAGCTACAGGAATAGATTGTGGATGCGAGGGTAGAAAAGAAGTTTTAAATAAGCTTTGGAGTTACAGAAAACCAAACTGCTTAGAGCAAGAAGATATAGAATTTTTACTACCTTACTTTCAGTTTAAAAAAGAAACTTTAACCCCAAAAGAACAATGGAGAATTAAAGATATTTATAAAGCTGTATTTAATGAAGTAATACAAGATAGTAACTGTGCTAGTTGCTGGAGGGATACTTTAAACGATTTAAGAAAAGTTTACGAAACTCAGCAAGATGCATAACTGGAACGAACAAGATCTATTTCTTTTTTTAAAAGAGAATATCTATAAGGACTTGGTTAAATCTAAAAACCAAATGTCTAGATGGGATTGCTACTCACCACAATTCAAACACAGAATAGAATTGAAGTGCAGAACAACACACTATGATAATATGCTTTTAGAAAAAAAGAAGTATGATGCTATGATATTAGAATGTGAAAAGCATTTAGATATACCAGTTTATATTAATTCTACTCCAAGAGGTGTTTACTTTTGGAATTTATTAAAGATAAACCCTGATTGGGAAACTAACCACAAAAACCCAGCTTCAACACACTTTAGTTTACGCTACAAAGTATCTAAAGAAGTAACTTATTTAAAAATACAACCTGAAAACATTTTAAAAGAAATATGAATATAATACAACTAGAATACTTAAAGTCAATTATCTTAGGTCAACTACTTTTAGAAGCTAACGATAATTTAAAAACAACTACACAATATAGACAAAGTTTAAAGAATAGAATTAACTCATTAAATAAAGACTTGGAGCATATTGTAAGTGAAGAATATGTTAAGATGCACAAATCAGAACCTGAAATGCTATTAAACATAGAAAGAAAAATAGAAAGTTTAGTACACAAACTAGCAACTAAAACTATTGATGAATTAGTAATGTTAGAAGCTATTATAGAAAAGTACGAAACTAACAAAGAATGGTTTTTAGAATATACTGAATCTGAATTTTTAAGAATAGAATAATGGCAACAGTAGACACAAGAGCAACCCAGTTACATTACGAAAATAACAAAGGTTATGATGTAATAGATTTTATCAAAGATTATAACTTAAACTTCAATAGAGGTAATATAATTAAATATCT